GCTTTCACGTCCTCTACGGGGCAACTGAAGCATGAGCGTGGTGGTATCGAAACTGACATATCTGGTATAGCCAAAGGTGGCCTGTTGGCAGGTTCCGGCACAGGTTCGATGGCAATCACAACCGTAGGCAGCGAAGACCAAGTGCTAACAGTCGATGGCAGTGGCGGGATCGGGTGGGAAACCCCAGCCTCAGGTGGTATGGCTAGTCTCGCAGCGGACTCATCGCCACAGCTAGGTGGTTTCCTAGATGCGAATGGCAATTACATGCAGACCGAGAAAGGGGGAGACATATCGTCTGCCTCACCTCTGGTAATAGATACTGACGGTGACTACTTCGATGTAACAGGTACAACCAATTATGCGGCAATGACCGTTGCTGCGGACAGACAATTCACCCTCCAGTTCGACGGTGCGTTGACGATGACCCACCACGCCACCAACTTGGACCTACCTGGTGCCGCAAATATAACTACTGCCGCAGGTGACGTCGGAGTGTTTCAATCCACTGGTGCCAATACGGTGCAGTGTATTAGTTACACCAAGGCCGACGGAACAGCAGTGGTGTCTTCCGGTGGCCTATTCGCTAGTTACGCCATCATTGCAGACCAGAAGGCCGCCAACACCGCGTCTGGAACCTTTACGCAGGATGCGTGGCGTACCCGTGACCTCAATGATGAGATAACAGACCCCGATGGTATTGTTAGCATATCCTCCAACCAATTCACCCTAGCAGCAGGGAGCTACATGATACGATGGTCAGCACCAGCCTATCAGGTACAGGCCCATCAAACGAAACTATTAGATGTGACTGCCACCGCTGACATTGAATTTGGCTCTGCGGAATTTGCTGAGGATGATTCTGGCGGGATAACTCAGAGCCGTTCTTTCGGTACGGCGCGTGTTACGCCGAGTGGCAGTAACGTGTATGAAATTCAACACTACTGTGCTGACACATGCTCTAGTAGCGGATTTGGTGAACGTAACAATTTCGGCAATGTTTTGTATTACACCCTCGTAGAAATTTACAAGGAAGCATAACAATGGATATAAACGCCTGCATCCACCATCTCGGCTTAAACGCTAATCAGTATCGGCTTACGCAATCCCCGCCACCCCATGAGTTTGTGAGTTGGCATGAGGATAACCCTGACCCGCAACCTTCTCAGGCAGAACTGGAGGCGGCATGGGGAGAGATAGAAGGCGACATAGCGTGGAAACCTGTGAGAGACAGACGTAACAACCTGCTCATAAATAGCGATTGGATAGCAGTGACAGATAGTGCTTTGAGTTCAGGTGACCAAACAGACTGGGAGTATTACCGGCAGGAACTGCGAGATCTTCCGCAGACATACGACGATGCGGACGATGTAGAGTGGCCTGAAGCACCGGACGCTTAGGTGTGGGTATAACTACATGCCCGTGGGAAAGTGTGACATCAAATAGTATGCTTCTGCCAGTATTGGGCTTCATAGCTCTTTTCATTCTTTTCGTAATCCTCCCCCGTAAGTTATTGAAATGAAGCCCAAGAAAGATGACGCCAACAACGCTCTAATATCCGACACAATCATAGCGATCTTAGGGCTATTACTTATTGGCACAGTAGCTTGGAACTTCTACCAAATCAGAACACTCACCGCAGATATAGAAACAAACAAAATCCACGTATGCTGGTTTACCGAATATTTGTTTGGCTCACCAGAAACCAATTCGCAAGACTCTTGTGCCGAGATGCGGGAGCAACTGCGTCAATGGTGGGATAAGTAGTGCGGGTTAGTGCTGAGGCCGTTGAGTTTATCAAGCGTTGGGAAGGCTTTAGCAGCACTAGCTTTTGGGATCACAAACAATGGAGCATAGGGTATGGCAGTAAAGCAAGTCATAAAGGCGAAGAGATCACAGAAGAAGTTGCCCACAAGCGGTTCCAGGCCGAACTTGCGGGTTTTGCTTCAGGGTTATCTAACCGCCTTACGTTTACGCCTACCACTTCGGAAGCTACTGCATTACTTTCTGCCGCCTATAACCTTGGGGTTAGTGGGATCTCACCGATCATCGACTTGTGCAACAACGGAGACTTCCGAGGGGCCGCCAAGCTCCTGTTGCAATACGACCACGCCTCCGGTAAGAGACACCCAGGGCTTACAAGACGACGGCAAGCCGAAAGTGAGCTACTGGGAAGTGGCGCGGCTAGGGGACTGATGGGCCTCCCACGTATCCAGTACGAACGCACATACTGGTTGATGCCGCCGGATGCAACCGATAAAGAGTTCGCTAATGTTGCCGAAGCAGCCTTTATACACCGAAGCACGATAGGTTTCTCAGCAGATGATGCCGGTATTGGGGCATTGGATGCCCGTAATGTAGTTTTAGTCTACCCTAAAAGGCAACCGGCGGGCATAAAAGAGTGGTTTGCGACCCACTATCCCGGTGTTCAGGTGTCTGAGTTCCCTAAGCTCGTTCCCGTTGCACCACGCCCGCCTGTGTCGCAAACTAAGGCACTTGTGGGTTTACATGGCTCTGCGGACGGAAGTTGGGGTAATCCGGTGCTTCCTGAGACTGTACAGCTCATTAAACAGGCTAAGATCACCGCCTATAAGGGGTTATCGAACGAGAGTGCGGACACTGTAAAGGTGTTGCGGGCTATAGAGCCGGATATGTTCATCATGGTCAGGCTATTCGCCAAGGTTAATAGGGAGAACCCTAGCGCGTCCGCGTTTGTAGAGGCAGTAGGAAATGCTGTAGAATGGTATAATGCAGGGGTTAGGCACTTCGAGGTTCATAATGAGCCTAACCTGAAACTAGCCGACGAAACCGGCGAAGGAATGTGGCACGTATGGAACGATGGCGCGGAATTTGCAACGTGGTTCAGACAGGTGGTCAACGCCTTGAAGCCATTAATGCCCGATGCGCTGTTCGGATACCCAGGCCTATCGCCAGGCTGGAGTATAGATAATGTTAGGTATGATCCAATCAGGTTCCTTGAAGAGTCTTGGCCGGCACTTGACCAGGCCGACTTCATATGCGCCCACTGCTATTGGACCACACGCGCAGAAATGTACAGCGAGGACTGGGGCCAGTGGTACAGAAGGGTGCCGCACGCAGGGAAACAGTTGATGATTACAGAGTTTTCTAATCCCTCTCATTCTGTAGATAAGCATGAGAAAGGCAAGCAGTACGTGAACTACTACGCATCGTTAGAGAATGTCCACAGTGCTTACTCGTTCCTGTCCACAAGTAGTAGTGGATTTGAAGCGGAAACGTGGCACGGGAGCGACATTGCCCACACGGTAGGACAGCGGGATGGAAGCGCAGCTTGAGCGGATCCGAGAGCATGTAAAGGTCCTGAACCATTCGTCTGAACGAATGAGCCAGGAGTTAGTTGTGTTGTCCCGCCGGATGGAGCGCCTGGAAACCAATCAGGCTTGGCTGATGAAGCTGATTTGGATTGTGATTTCCGGCACTGCGGTAGTGATATTCAAGGTATTTGCCCTATAGTATGTCAAAACACCTATTGGTGGTCATATCAGATTTGCACTGCGGGTCGGCAGTCGGCCTTTCGCCGCTCAAGTTTCCGCTTGACGACGGTGGTTTTTATGCTGCGTCCCCCGCCCAGAAATGGCTACTGGAGCGGTGGGAACAGTTCTGGGAGACAGTCAGGAGCATGAAGCGGGGGAGAGAGCTGTGCGTTGTGGTCAATGGTGACATCGTTGAGGGCGGTCATTTTCCCGGTAGCCAACTCTCGACGGCCTCGGCAGAGACTATGGAATATGTGGCGGGTGAGATGCTCAAGCCGGTCAGAAAGATGGCGAAGCGAATGTACATGGTCAGAGGGACACCAGTGCATGTCAAGCAAGGCCCAGGTGCCGAAGAGATAGTCGGGCGTACCATCGGAACCGATAAGATAGGGCGCAACTACTCTGCTCAGGACGTCAACTTGAATGTGGGGGGCGTGCGGTTCAACTTCTCCCATCATCCCGCATCTGCCGGTGGCAAACTACCGTGGACCCGTGGTACAGGCGCACGTAGTTTTGCGCTGCAAATATTCTTCAACTTCAAGGAGCATGGCCTGGAACCGCCGGACATAGTGGTGCGGTCCCATTTGCATGTGTTCGACGATACACCTTCCTCTTTACCAGTCTATGCAGTTAGGACGCCAGCGTTCTGTCTGGCGAATGAATTTGCTAAGAAGGTAGGCGCACAGAACTCCCCCATATCAACGATCGGGGGCTTGGCCTTCGTTATAGATGATGGTCGGTGGCACATGGAGAAGCTATGCTATTCCACCGATCCTCCAAAGGAGGTGTACATTGCCTAACATAACTCACTCGGACTTGGTGGATGCCGTACAACAGGCACTGGCTAATGCCACTGTCGAAGACGGCAACGCTCGGACAGTCAACGAGTTGACCGAGGCGCTTGGGGTTCCCCACAAAACTGTGTGGACCATGCTAAGGCAGCTTATCACTGACGAGGTGGTAGAGTGCGTCAAGGTACGGCGCTTCAATATCACCGGACAATCCCAGAAGGTGCCTGGATACCGCACTAAGGAAAACGTGGTACAATAAACTTTCCTCAAGGGCGCGACCTCCTTAATGTGGAGTCTGATACCCTACACATTCACCAGCGCCCTTCCTCCAATACCGGACACCTCTAACCAGGTGTCCGGTTTTGTTTTAGGTATTGACAACCCCAACTTGACAACTTGACAACTATAGATTATACTGACGCTATGGACGATAAAGTATGGATAAGCGCACAAATGGATAAGTTGTTGGAGATGCGCTTGAAAGCGATGGCACGGGAGAAGGATGTTACCAGGAGCGAGATAGTGCGAAGGGCATGTGAATTGTATTTGGCAAAAACGGGTCTAGAGGAAGCACTGGACGAGGGGTTTGCCGCATGGATCAAATCACCGAGTTCACAATCACACTAGGAGTAGCTATGGAAACACGACAACCGCCACCGACAGACGCCTACTTCGACCCCGACCTTGGGGAGTATGGGGAGTGGGTGATAATCAGCGCCATAACTGGGCGCGAGTACATTGCACCGCTACGCGATGACGCCGAGCGGTGCAGGGCTGATGATGAGGCGCTGTTTACGCGGCATCATCGCGTGGCTGTAGTACCGGGAAAGACGAATTAGTAGATGTCCCCTGCGTTGCGCTTAGTCAGCCGTGCAGCGGAGTGGACATCCACTTCCCTCTCATCAATGGGTGAGAGGTATCCAGTAACCGGTTGACAGGGGTGGGGTATAAACTCCCCCGTCTGTGCCTCACCCCTGAACACCAAAAAGGGAGGTTGTATGGGAGCTATGAAAGAGATGGTAATGTTCCAAGAATGGATTGCAGACGAAGGTAGGGAGGAGGTGTCGGCAGGGTTATGCGATGGTTGCGATCATCACTTTGCCCTACACCAACTAGAGGCTGACCCCAACGGGTTCTACAATCTATGCCCCGATTGCATCAAGAAGGTATGTCCAGAATGTGGAGAGTTCGTACCGGACGATGCACGCGTTGAAAACGGTATGCGCTGCGGGGCTTGCGCGTATCCCTATGGAGATTGATTACAGGAGGTAATCATGACAAACACACACACTGAAGCACCTGCTAGTCTAAATTTTACGGGCGTGACCCAGAGAGGTTGGCGCATACAGCTTACGCTCAGAGATAATAGCGAAGCTAATCTATTGGAGCGGTTCAAGACCACAACGAGCGTACTGTTGGACGAGGGCGTAACCCCGAACGGCGCTAAGGCAGCACCTGCCGTAGCCGCCTCTAGCAACGGCGCACCACCTGCTGTGGCTACACCAACCGCCACGCAAGGGGAAGAGGACAGCTTCTCTGCTGAAACCTTGGTGGCAAGCGTGAATGAGGGCAAGGCGTACTGGAAGGTGCAGGGTGGACCTTTCACTAAATTCGGTGTTACGATCTGGCCGGAAGTTCTTGGTGAGGCTGGGTTCGATTGTGACCAGTTGGATCCGACCCAGACCTATAACCTGACGGGGCATACTGCCACATATATGCGTGTGGATGGTAAGCCTAAGAAGGTTACCCGACTAGCCAAATGAAGTTGAGTAGGCGTGGGCGAGTACGGTGGATAGCGGCCGTACTCGCCTTGCTTGTTTTTACGACAGGTGCAGTGCAGGCAACCACTCCCGGAGTATTGGTGGAGGAGCGCCTCGTGTTGCACACAAAGGACGGCACGTATGTGGTCCTGCCAGGCAGCCGAGTGTTGATGTTTCCGGTGGCAGTGGAGCCAGAGCCGATCACCTACGAGGCGAGGCTTTCGTTTTATAACCCAAAACTTCTGGGAACTAACTGCCATCCGGCCAATGTTAGGGACGGTGAATGCACCACAAAGTTGTTAGGCTTACCGTGGCAAGCATGGATAGACAAAGGCATAGCGTGTCCCCCTGAGATACCACTAAAAACCAAGCTGCGTATACCCCACTACGGTGTGAGGGTGTGTGCTGATAGGGGCGGTGCAATTCAGAGGCTCCCAGAGGCGTTCGGAGGACATATATTCATCGACCTTCTTCAAGAAAGCCCACCCTTCATCCCTAATGGGACTATCGTTCGTGACTATTTCAGCCCTAGCGGAGCCTACGTGGTCACAGTGGAAGTAGTAGAATGACCGATGCGCTACGGTTCTCTATTCACTGGCATTGGCGGCATCGACCTGGGGTTAGAGCGTGCAGGGATGGAGTGCGCGTGGCAGGTGGAAAACGACCCCCACTGAATCAAGATACTAGAAAAACATTGGCCGAATACACGGAGGTATGAAGATGTCAAACAAATCCACGGACTTGTGGCACACCCCAACAGCAAGCGGTCACAGCCCAGCACACGAAAAACGGTATCCGGGGGGCAAGACACGACGGCATCCCATCCCCAACCTGGCAGCGGAAGTGGAGCAGGGCAAGCCGTATGCACAGCAGGTGCGGGAGCGGAATGCCCCGACTGCCTCCCACCAGTCGACCTTCTTGCCGGAGGGTTCCCATGCCAACCTCACAGTGTTGCCGGGAAGCGCAGAGGCGCAGAAGATGACCACAACCTCTGGCCAGAATATCTCAGGCTTATTAGAGAGACAAGGCCGCGATACATCATTGCCGAGAACGTTCCTGGAATCGTGTCCACCTATATCGACACGGTGCTATCTGACTTGGAAGGTGAAGGCTACGCCTGCTGGACGTTCAATCTTCCAGCTTGCGCCTTCGATGCCCCGCATAGACGGGAGCGAATCTTCATTGTGGCCCACGCCGAAGGCGGTGATGGTGGAAGAAGAATACGAGGGCTGGTGCAGCCGGATGGCAGGCTACTCCGACCCCAAGAGCAACACCAAGACGAAACCGGACAACCTTGCTGTGGCGGTGAAGATGTGGCCAACGCCGAGGGCTTCGGAGTGGAAAGACACGGAGCCGGTGGGGAGCAAGAGCCACGCGCACATGGACAAACGAGACTACCTGTGCGCGAAAGTAAAAGACGTAAATCAACCCACTGGACAACTGAACCCGACGTGGGTCGAGTGGCTCATGGGGTTCCCAAGCGGATTCACAGACTTAGAGGATTAGGCAATGCGGTTGTGCCACAGGTCGCCGAGTGGATAGGGGAAAGGATAATGGAGCATAGCACAGTGGAGGTAATCGAATGAACGCAAGAAGAAAAAAGGAAAAAAAAATAGATCGAAAACTAGAAGACATGGGGAACACACTCAACAATAAAGTGCCAACCATGTTTCCTTCGTTGAACCAGTTATTTCTACTTAAAATACTACTGGAGGAGTGGAAATTCAGCGAGGAACACGACGAACTCAACGGGAACGATGTTGCTGCATTCCTTATTCACTCGTTGGACCATCTGATGTATCTAAAAATCTTTCACGACATTGATACTCCAGAAGCCTATATACGCGACCAACTGGATTTGAATACGAGTTATTTGGAAGATGCGCACGAGGATGATATAGACTCGTTGAGTAGGTGGCAAACATTTTGGGAGGTCACGGCTCGGGAATACGACTTATGGGGGTATGTCCTTGAGCGTTAGAGTGATGAGTATGGTGTTTGAGGCAGAGTTACAACCGCCCAAGAAGCTAGTGCTACTGGCACTCGCAGACCACGCCAACGATGATGGGGGGCGCGTGTTTCCATCAATGGCACGGGTTGCCCTGAAGGTGTGTATGTCCAAGCGCCAGGTACAGCGGATCGTGGGTGACCTACGCCGGTCCGGGTTGTTGGAAGAGACACACAAAGCAGGGGCGCGTAGACCCACAGAGTACCGCATTATCCTGGAGGAACTTGTTGCTATAAGGGGTGACATATTGACACCCATACCCGAAATGAGGGGTGACATAGCTGTGTCACCCGAATCATCAGTTAACGTTAACTCTGTTAACAGTTTAGTTAACAGTAAGACTGTTAACTTAGGACGGGCTAAAGCCCGGGAGCCAAAGGCTCCACCACACATAGCTATCACAACGTTCAGGACTGTTACCCACCGCTACCCCATAAAGAAGTTATATGACACAGTGATAAGGGCTGTGGGTGATAAGACTGCAGACGAGTTGACACCCTATTTCCAGGAATGGATAGAGCGTGGTTATAATCGCCAGTCGATCAAGTGGTTGACCGAGTGGGCTACGTCAGGACATATACCCCGTTCAGGGAATGGTAAAAAGACATCCATAGACACATTCAAGGAGGCTTTCGGTGAGTAACGTAGAGACACTTAAGAAGTTAGGGTACGCATATCCGCAGCAGAACATCCCTGCGGAGACATGGAAGTTGTACGGGGAGGTGTTCGCCGAAGAGGACCCATCTATGTTGGCACGGGCTGTAAAGAACTGGATCGGCAGGGAGCAGTGGTTCCCCAAGATACCTGACCTGCGTACAGAACTAGAGGCTGTGGTGTACGAGGACGGCTTTGACCCACGCCCCTGGTACATCAAGCAGGGGTGGACGAAGGACAAACTAGACGAGTTATTGTGGGAGGTCGAAGCCAAACGCGATCCGAAATGGGGGACATACTGCACAGATGAGCCTAAAGAACAACCACTATAGAGCAGTAACCAACTATCGGCGCGGAGAACGTCACCGTTGGGTGACCTGCCTTGCGGCCTCACGGGTCGTAGGCAACTACGCAGAGGGAGAGAC